CGCCCATCCTGATCAGCTTGGCCCGCTGACTGGCGGTCATCGTCAGATTGATCCTGACGGTATCCTGATCCGCTGCCAGCGGCTTGCGGCCTTGGCCCCGATTTGGGCCTCCGCGTTTTGGTTTGTTTTCGGTCATTTGACCGCCTTCCATGTGCAGCAGTCTGTTGATTTTTCCAAGATGCCTTCAAGGCTGCGCGTCCTGATGGCCCGGTTAGCGCCGGCCACGCTACGAGAGGCCAACATGGTTGTTTGCCCGCCCGGGTGGCGTACCCGGTAACGAGTGATGCTGTCTTTACAGGTCGTCATGCTTGCTCTCCTGTGTTGCAGTTCGTGGCCGTAGGTGGTTAGGCTTGGCGCAATGCTTTTGCGTCTTCGATTGTGATTTTGCCAAGCACTACCTTGGCAGCTAAATCCAGCGATCCCAACTCTTTGGCCAGTTCTTTTGCTCTCGCCATGTTTTTCTCGATGCGTTTTTCGTTGCGGTCACTATTTCGCTTGTAGTTGGTTCCGAGTGCCATCGTTTTGCTCCGGTTGTTGACCACCAGTCATCTGGTTTGGTTGAAACCATACGCATACAATCAAACTATGTCAATAGGCAAGGCAAACATTTTCGGCCTTATTTTGTTTGACAGTCGCCGCGAAACTGCGCGGCATGGCGTATACCCTAGAACAACTCGCAGGAATCGAATCAATCATCCTTGGCGGTACGTCAGACGTTGAGATTGATGGCCGTCGCGTCCGTTATTTTCCCCTCGCGGACTTAGAGCGCCTCAGAGACAAAATCAAAGCCGAACTCGGTGTAGCCACTCCGACTACTGCCCGTGGCCGCGTCTGGTCACCGACTATCAGTAGCGGGCTATGAGTGCGGTCGTCGATTTCATGGCCTGGGCTGCTGACAAAGTAGCGCCACCTGCGCCACCGCAGCTCCGCCGCTACGATGCGGCATCCCGCACTAAGCGGATGTCTGGCTGGAACACGCAATCCACCGACGCGAACTCGGCCATCACGAATCCTCAACTGATCCGGGATCGGGCGCGTGATCTGGTGCGAAACAATGCCTGGGCGGCGAAGGGTGTTGGCGTCATCGTCAACAACGCCGTTGGCTATGGCATCCGCGCCCAACTCAAGGCCGGTTCCCAGCTTCGCACCCGTCAGGCGCAATCTCTGTGGCAAGCCTGGGCCGAAACCACCGCTTGCGATGCGGACGGCATGCACGACCTGTATGGACTGCAAGCCATTGCCATGCGGGCGCTAGTCACTGATGGCGAATGCCTCATCCGTATGCGGCCACGCAGGCCCGAGGATGGCTTGCCGTTGCCGTTCCAGTTGCAGCTATTAGAGGCCGATTTACTCGCTGATGATCTGCGTTCGCTGCCGCAGTCGGGCAATGTCATTCACAACGGCATCGAGTTCGATCAGTTGGGCCGGCGCGTGGCGTATCACCTGTACCGCAGACATCCCGGCGACACAACCACACTGCAAGGCTGGGACATGGAAATCACCCGTGTTCCGGCGAGTGAAATCATCCACCTGTACCGCAAGGATAGGCCGGGGCAAGACCGGGGCGTCAGCTGGCTGGCTCCGGTCATTGTCACGCTGCGCGATCTTGGCATTTATGAAGATGGCAGTCTCAAGCGGGTGCAGTGCGGGACGCTGTTCGCTGGATTCATTACCAGTGATGACCCGCAGGCGTTTGGCGAAGAGCTGGACGACGAACTGCCGGATTTACAGCCGGGAACTATGTACATGCTGCGTCCGGGGCAAGGCGTTCAATTCAATGACCCGCCAGAACCGCATGACCCGCAATTCAGGGATGCAACCCTTCGCGCTATCGCGGCGGGGCTTGGTATCACCTACGAATCCCTGACCGGCAATCTCTCCGAAGTCAATTTCTCATCGGCCCGCATGGGCGCTCATGAGATGGGCCGCAATCTGGATAGCTGGCTCTGGGCAACCTTCATTCCGCGATTCTGTGACGGCGTATTCGGCTGGTTCAAATCCATGATGCAAGCCACCGGCTTTAACGCCTCCGACCTGTCCGTCGAATGGACGCCACCGGCTAGAACGCTGGTGGACCCGTCGAAAGAGTGGAAGGCGCTCCAGACAGCCGTGAGAAGCGGCTTCATGTCATTGCCGGAAGCTATCCGCTCACAAGGCTACGACCCGGATTCCGTCCTAGCCGAACAGGCCGAATACCTCACAAAACTCGACGCCGCTGGCGTGATTGTTGAGAGCGATTACCGATTCGACGCCACACCGAAAGTCACCGCCGATACCGAACAACAACCCGGAGATACGAATGCCGGAAATTAAGCAACGCATCCCGACGCTGGCCACCCGCGCTGCGGTTCAGCCGGCCAGCTTTAGCCGCAATGACCGCACCGTTGAACTCACCTGGACTACGGGCGCACAAGTCCGCCGGTTCGACTGGTTTGAGGGTCCGTACATCGAGGAATTGTCGATGGACCCGAAGCACATCCGCATGAGTCGCATGGGCGCGGGCGCTCCGGTACTCAAAGATCATAACAGCGCATCCATAGATAACGTCATCGGCGTCGTGGAAAAGGCATGGCTCGACAACGGTCAAGGCCGCGCCGTTGTGCGCTTTGCTGATGACCCAGCCGTGGAACCGATTCTGGCCAAGATCGAAAGCGGCATCCTTCGCAATATCAGCGTCGGCTATCAAGTCCACGAATACGAAGTGGACAAGACCGAGAAAGGCGAAATGCCTACCTATCGCGCTATCGACTGGGAACCCGTCGAGGTGTCCATCGTAGCCGTTCCGGCGGACCCGTCCGCGCAAATCCGCAGTCAAGACAACCTGCATTCAGTAGCTATTACCACCAGGAGTGACGACATGTCTGATCCTATCGAAAACCCGATCCCGGCTGACGAAGCTCAGACGCCGGAAGCCCCTGTAATCCCTGACGCCGCTGAAATCGCACAGCGCGCCATTGCCATGGAACGGACCCGCATTGCCGGCATCCGCGAAACCGTGCGCATGGCCAAGATGAACGACAAGGTAGCCGATGACCTTATCACCGCCGGCACTCCGCTGGATCAAGCCCGCAATGAGGTGCTGCGCATGTGGTCTGAAAAAACCGACGCTACCGCGACTGTATCCGGTGGCACTGAAATCGTCCGCGATGAGCGCGACACCCGCGTAGAGCGTGCTACTGCTGCGCTGATGGCTCGCGCCGGTCTGCTACAGGGCCGAGAGGCTGATGAAGCCAGCCAGGGCAACCCTTACCGATATCACAAGCTGTACGATCTGGCGAAAGAGTGCGCAGAGCGTGCCGGCATGAATACCTTCGGCATGGACCCGAAAAACGTGGTGCGCGGTGCCATAACTCAGGGCACAAGTGATTTCCCGGTGATACTCGAAAACACCATGCACAAATCGTTGCTGGGTGCGTTCCAAGCCACGCCGGATACGTGGTCGCAGTTCTGCTCGACCGATTCTGTGAGCGATTTCCGAGACTGGAAGCGTATCGATACCGGCACCATTAGCAGCCTGGATACCGTCAATGAGTTGGGTGAATTCACCAACCTGGCGATTCCTGATGGCAACGCCGAGCATATCGCGGTAACCACCAAGGGCAACATCGTCACGATTTCGCGCCAAGCGATCATCAATGACGACCTGTCCTATTTCAATCGCATCAGCACCATGCTTGGCCGCGCTGCTGCTCGCTCGATTGAGCGCGATGTTTATGCGCTGCTAGCCGCCAACCCGACCATGGACGACGGCAATGCGTTGTTCTCTGCCAACCACGCCAACTATGACAGCGGCGGCGATGCCATCAGTATTGCCAGTCTGTCTGCTGCTCGGTTGGCGATGAGAAGCCAGAAAGACCTGAGCGGTAACGACTACATCGACAACAACATGCCGGCGATTCTGCTCTGCCCGATTGCCAAGGGCCAGCTTGCCCGCGAAACCATCCTCAGCGTGTATGACCCGGAAACCAGCAACAAGCTGCAACGCCGGAATGATGTCAACGGCATCGTTGCCACCATCATCGACACGCCGCGCTTGAGTGGCAACGGTTGGTATCTGTTTGCCAATCCTACCCAGCAATCCGTGATTGAAGTTGCCTTCCTGAACGGTGTTCGTGCGCCTTACCTCGAAACTGAGCAGGGTTTTGATGTGGATGGTGTCAGATACAAAGTTCGCTTCGATTATGGCGTTGGCGCTGTCGGTTATCGCGGAGCCTTCCACAACGTCGGAAGCTGAGTATGAGAGAGATTCCCACAGCACCAGGCTACTTTGTCACAGAAGACGGCAAAGTAATTGGTAAGAAGTTTGGCAGGGCTGTTAGCCAGTGGGTTGATAGTCGTGGATATGCCAACGTCACCATTTATTCAGTGGATGGCAAGAAGAGATTCTCCGTTCATGTTTTGGTGGCAGAAGCATTTCACGGCGCTCGGCCTGATGGGATGGTTTGCATGCACATCAATGGCAATCCATCAGATAACAAAGCCGACAATCTGATGTGGGGAACTCAATCAGAAAACAAGGCCCATGAATTGCAGCATGGAACAAGGTACACGGGGCAGAAACACCACAAAGCCAAGCTATCTGATCAGGATGTAGTCCAGATTAAGTTAGACATGGCTAGTGGTATGCGCAACACGGATATTTGCAAGAAATACGGAATATCTAGCGCAACTGCTGCCGCCATTAAGGTTGGCCGTCAGTGGAAGTGCGTGCCATGGCCAGAAGGCTGGGAAATGCACGCTCCCAAGAGGCCAAAGCTGAATGAAATAGCGGCTAGAGTCATTAAGTACATGCTCAACACTGGCGTCTCAGCAAAGCGCATTGCCCTTGCTTACAAAGTTTCTGAGACAACCGTTTTGGACATTTTGAAGGGCAGGTCATATGCACACATCTGAGGATTAGAAATGGCAACGAATATGCAATACGAGGGCGAGGTGATTGGCGTGGTTGAGTCCGCGATGACGCATCCAACCCATGACCCTGACTTGGCGCAAGCCGGTGATGCTGTGCTGGTTGGCCGCATGGTTGGCGTGGCTCTGAATAGTGCCGAAGCCGCTACCGACACCATCGAAGTTGCGGTTGAGGGCGTCTGGACCCTGCCGGCAGCAGCGGTTACGGCATCGGCTGACAGTGCAATCGCCATTGGCGACAAGCTCTATTTCAGCGCGGCTGAAACTAAGGCAACTGGCACCATCACCAGCGACACGACCGCACCCAGCAACGGCGACACGGTGACGATTGGTTCGACGGTCTACACCTTCCGCACGGCGCTGAGCGAACCGGCAGAACCGTTTGAGGTGCTGATCGGCATCAGTGCCGCTGTGGCGCTGGATAACCTGAAGTCGGCCATCAATGCAACGACCGGCGAAGGCACTACCTACAGCACGGGAACTACCGCGCATCCGACCGTCACCGCCACCACAAACAGCAACACGACTCAGGTTGTGGAAGCGATCACGGCTGGCGCGGCTGGCAATGACATTGCCACCACAGAAACAAGCAGCCACCTGTCATGGGGTGCCACCACGCTGTTCGGCGCGAAATCCAAGGGCGACCTCACCAAGAAGAGCGCGGATACCTTGTTCGGTACTGCACTCTCGACGCTGGCCGCTGGCGATTTTGGCGACGTTAATGTACTGATCAAGAGGACTTTGTAATGGCTACAAATTATGTGCAGGAAGGCGAGGTATTAGCCCTCACCGCTCCGTATAACCGCAGCGCCGGTCAGGGTGCTTTAGTTGGTTCGCTGTTCGGCGTGGCTTTGGTGGACGTTTCCAGCGGTAGTTCCGCCAGTTTCTCCATGTGTGGCGTCTGGACGTTGACCAAGACAGAAGCGCAAGAGTGGGCGACGGTAGGTCTGCCGATCTATTGGGACGACTCAGGCAAGGCGCTGACGACTTCCAGTGGTGGCAACACACTGGTCGGCTACAACACCGCCGTTGCGGCCAATCCGTCGACCACCGGCACCATCAGGTTGATTGGCAACTGCTGATATGACTAGCGCCTTTGATGCGGCCTGCCGTGTGGCGAATACACCTTTATTAAGGGTGTTCGCGGATACGGTCGAGATTGATGGTGTATCTGGCGTGGCTGTGGTCATGCTGGATACCGATCTTGCTCTCGGCGGCGGTGTGCAGCTCATCAACGGCGCTCATTTGCTATTGAAGGCGGAAGACTGGACCGAGGTGACCGTGAATTCCGAAGTAACGCATGGCACGACCGAGTACGTCATCACCGAATTGGATGATGTGGATTCAGCCGGCATGCGCAAGGCGAGGATGGCGCGGGCATGAACCTATCCGGCATCGTTACCCAACTGCAAACCGTCAATGGCCTAACCAGCAATGTGCAAGTTGGCCAGCCGGAACGGATTGAAAGCATCAGCCAAGGCCCGTATGCGTGGGTCAGCGATGCCATGGAATCCGCTACGCCATCAGGCCGCATCAACCAGCCATCCATCCAGCGCATTGACTGCCGCATCGGCATCACGATTGGCGCTCAAGACATGGACGATGTGTTGGAAACCCGCGAAGCGATCCGCTGGGCCATGGTGGACTTCTTTCCTGAATCCACCGCTGGCGCTGAACCGATGCAATACCGTGGCGGGCAACTCGCATTCCTTGATCCTGGCTGGACGTACTGGCGCGATGAGTATGCCTTCAGCTACTACATCGACCTACTCAATCCGCCTGAAGAACCTGAACCCGTACCCGAGGGACCGTAAATGGCCAGATATACCGTTGACCCAGTGACCGGCATCCGCACCAAGGTATCCGGCACCAACTACGTGCCGCCCTGCGTTGCCAAGACGGCAGCGCGGAAAGCAGTAGCGAAGCAGGAACCCATCATCACCGAGACAGTGACCGATGAAGCCACACACGAAAGTATTGATACGGACGCTGATCCGAGTCGCTAAAGGCGCTCTGGCAGCTATTGAAGACTGGTTGAAAGAGGCCGAAAAGGCCTAACGCATTTACCCACGACGGGCACCCGTCCTGACGACCCGCTAAGGCACTCAGGACATAGCGACCCCGGCTTAACACCCGGAGTCCGCTATGGCCCTATATATCCGCAAAACCCTCCTGGCGATGGCCATCGAGGATACTGAAGGCGTCGCCGAAACCTTGGTTGGCGCAGATTGTTTTCTCATCCGTAATGCCACCTTAACGCCGCTGGCGGGCAACACCGTCAACCGTGAATTCGTCCGCGAGACTTTTGGTAACTACGGCAGCATCCAGCTCGACCAGCACATCGAACTGGCATTCGAGACTGAGTTTAGCCCGTCAGGGACCGCTGGTTCTGCACCGCAGTACGCGCCTGCTTTGCTGGCATGCGGCTTCGAGGAAGCGCTGACACCGGCTACCAAGGCCGAATACACCCTGGTTTCTGAAGGCTTTGACTCGGCCACCATGGGCGTCTGGATGGATCGCATCGTGCAGACCGGCGCTGGCGCTCGCGGCAACCTGAGCATCAACCTGGCGCGTGGCGCATTGCCGACCATCAACTTCACAATGATGGGCAGCTACTCGGCGCCGGCTGATGACACCCCGCCGACACCGGATTTCACCGGCTGGCAAGTACCACTCGGACCCAACTCGCTCAACACCGCCACCGTCACGCTGCACGGCGAGTCGATCTGTATGGAATCCATCAGCATCGACCTGGCCAATCAGGTGGTATTCCGCGATCTACCGGGATGCGATCCGGTCTGCTTGATCACGGACAGAAAGCCCAGCGGAACCATCGTGTTCCAGATGACCGACGTTGCCACCTATGCCTGGGTTGAAGCGGCCCGCCTGCACACCACTGGCGCACTGCAAATCATCCACGGGACTGCTGCCGGCAAGATCATCACCATCAACGCGCCCGCAGTCAGCTTTGGCCAGCCGAGCTTCACCGATTCGGACGGCGTAATGATGTGTTCGCTGCCGCTGGTGTTCGAGCCGACCAGCAATGGTAACGACGAAATCAAGCTGACCTACACCTAAACGCCCGGACAGGCAGTCGGATCACGACCCTGTTTTACGGGGCTGTCTACCACGCCCTGGCCCGTGGGTGATGAAGGCCAGGACTAATTCCTCAACAGACAGATAGGTAATCACCATGGCATTTGTACTCAAGCCGAAATCGGAAGGCTTCTACTACGGCATCGTCCTGCCGGTCGTCAATGAAAACGGCGTTTCTCAAGCGGTCAAGTTTGAAATGCTGTTCAAGCGGGTATCCAGAAGCCGACTCAACGAGTTGCAAAAGCAACAGGAAGAGATGGCCGACAGCGACATCGTTGTTGATAGCCTGGAGCGCGACACGGACTACGTTCTCGACATTGCCGAAGGCTGGCGCTACGTCCAAGGCGCTGACAACGAAGACCTTGAATTCACCCGCTCGAATGTCCGCCTCATGCTCGACAACTACCCAAACGCTGCCGGCGCGATTGTCTCGGCTTTCTTCGAGGCAACGCTGGGCGGGGGTAAGCGAAAAAACTAGAGGACGCCGCCCGCCGATGGGCCGCGCCGAATCCACGCGCTGGCGGTGATGACGGGTTAGCCGATGCGCTCTCGGCCTTCGGCGCTCCCGCCGATCTTGCGGATACCGTACTCGGCATTGAGAAAGCCGAATCCGCACCGCTGGAAGTGTGGGAGGAAAACTGGGACACCCTCATGGTGTTTTTGTCCCTGTCGACGCAATGGCGGCGCGAGATACCGGCGATGGCAGGGCAGATGCTTTGGCACGGCTTGGACTACACCGCGGTCGAGTCCGTGCTGAGGCTGATGGGCCACTGGGCGAAGCGGCAGGAGATATTCGAGTCACTGCAAATCATGGAGGCGGCGGCGCTTCCGGTACTGAACAAGGCGAGTAAATAAGATGGCTGATTCCAGCATTACCCTAGGCATAAAAATCTCGGCAGACGGGAAGGGTGCTGAGTCCACCATCAACTCGCTGAACAAGACCATCGAAAAGGTTGGCGATTCCAGCAAGAAAGCCGCCTCAGGCATCGGCTCCATTGAGAAGTCCACCAAGACGCTCGGCAGTGCGGCGGCGGTAGCCAGTCGTGCGCTAGGCGCGCTCAGCGTGGCGATCTCGGCCCGTGAATTGGTGCGCGTGGCTGATGCCTTCACCAATCTCAATTCACGGCTGAAACTCGTGACCGGCACGACCGGCGAGTTCCGTCAGGCCATGGCGGATGTATCTGAAATCGCCAATCGCTACCAAGCCAACATCAACGATGTCGGCGCAGCGTATAGCCGCATGGGGCCGATCCTAGCCGGCATGGGCAAATCGCAAAAGGATATGCGTGATGTCCTTGAATCCCTCTCTGCGGCCATGAAGGTGTCCGGCACCGAGACTGGCCGTGTGTCTGAGGTCTTACGTCAATTCAGTCAGGCGCTATCTGGGCCAACCGTCCAGATGGAAGAGATGAATACCATCATTGATGACGCCGGGGCGCTCTGGCAGGGACTCAGTCGCCAGTTGCCGGATGTCGTCAGGCAGTACGGCAGTCTCAAGGAAGCTATTGGTAAAGGCGCAGTCAGCAATAAGGATTTGCTGGAAGCAACCATCAGGCTCAGAAGGGAATTCACCGACCAAGCCAGCACGATGAAAACCACCGTTGGCGGCGCTTTCCAAGTGCTGAACAACGAGTGGGAAAAGTACATCGGCAACGCCAATGATGCGTCAGGCACAACGCAGAAGTTTGCCGATGGACTCATTGAGCTATCCAAGCGACTGCCAGCTATCCTCGATGGGCTAGGCAAGCTGGCAACCTACGTCATGAATTTCATGAATAGCATGGGACAGCTTTTCGATTTCATATCTGCAAAGTTCAAGGTGCTGGAGGATTGGCTTTCCAAGATCCCAGCCATGAATGCAGCTATCGAAAAGTCACGCGCATTCAGTGCCGATCCGTTCAAGATGGCTCCTGATTCGCTGATGGACCCCGGCTCGCAATCCAAGTATTACACCGGCGGCGGTTTCGGCGGTGAAGACGGCCCCGGCGTTCCGAAATTCGACGGCATCAACCGTCAGATAGAAGCCACCGGCAACGCAGCAGATGCGGCAGGCGGCAAAGTCCGCAAGCTCAAGCAAGACATGGGCGAAGGGCTGGAGGCGCTGGCTCGCAAATGGAAGTTGAATAACGATCAGATGGCGATGGCCGTCAAGGTCTATCAAGAAGCCAAGCGCATCGGCGTTGATCCTAACTTTGCCGTTGGCCTGTCCTTCTTCGAGAGCGGCCTGAAAAATCGCGGCCCGAATGCGGCGGGTGCGCGTGGCCCGATGCAGGTTATTCCTGGCACGTTCAATCGGCTGAAACGCGACTATCCCGACATCGAAGGGCCGAATAGTGACGCGATCAGCAACATCCGGGCAGGCCTTCACTACCTGAAGGAGATGGCCAAGGAGTTCGGTAGCTACAAGTTGGCAGCGGCTGGCTATCTGGCCGGCGAGGGCAGCGTCAGGAAAGCCCGTGGCATGCCGCACAAGGTGGACCGCTATACCGGCGTCACCACCGAGCAATACGCCGACCGTGTAATGACCAACGCCAAAACTGTTGCGGCGCTGATGGGCGGCTCTGACTATTCCGGGTGGGAAAAGACTCTGGAAGATGAGCAGAAGAAAGCCTTTGATCTGTTCTCTGACCGCCTCGACCGTCAAGCCAAACTGGCCGACGCGGAACGGGCGCGTGAACTGGAAAAACAGAAGATTGCCCTTCAATCCCTCGGCAACGAATACAAGGCATGGGAAGACCGGAACACGCTCGACATCAAGTTTGCAGTCGATCAGAAAAGCTACGAAGAACAAATCCAACTAATCAACGACGCGCAGACCAAGAGCGAAGACTACATCCGTGAGATGAACCGCGTAGCCGGCGGAGAGGATACCGCACGGGTTCAGGCGCTCAATGAAGAAATTAAAGCCATTGATCAGAAGATAGCCAAGGCCAAGGAACTCCAACAATTTGACGAAGAAGACAAGCTAAAGGATGAGCGTGCCATCAAGGCTGTTGAGCGCGAGAAGGAAATCATTGCCGCTCAATCTGGCAACCTCGACCTACAACAGGCATTGGCTGAGAACGCGCAGAAATACGACGCCATCCGCGAAGATGCTGGCCGACGCATCATCGAAATACAAAACCAGCAGATGGACATTGCGCAGCGCTTGGGCGGCATTACCGTTGACGCGGCCAAAGGCATCATTGATAGCAACACCGAACAACTGAAATCGCAGGTTGCTATCAATGCCGCGCAACGTGAGGCGCAAATCAATGCCAACAAAGACCTGACGACACTCGACAAGCAGCGCGAAGCTATCAAGGGCCGGCTGGCCGATACCATCACCGTGGTCGAGGCCGAGAAGCAAGCCAGTCTCGAAAAGCTGGCGATTGATCAAGGCATGCTGGCCTACGAGGAAGAAATCCTCCGGGTACGGGTGGCGGCGACCAAGACCATACAGGACCGCATCGAACTGGAATCGAAGCTGGCTGAAAACGCGATGGCGCAAGCCACGGCAAGAAAGGCGGCGGCGGATATTGAGGTCAAGTCCGCGCAAGAAATTGCCAAGGCGCAGTCCGAGGCCGCTAATCAAAACATCACCATTGATGCCAATGCGTTCAAGGAGCAACAGCTTGAACTTAACGCATTCTGGGATCAATACATGGCTAGATTGCAGGACTACGCTTCGCTATGGGAGCAGATAACCGGCGAGTCCGCTAACGGCTGGTCCAAGATGTCGATAGCCGCTGGCGAGTATTTCAAGCATTTCAACCAGATTGGCGACTACTGGAAATCCGACGCCGGTAAGTCGTGGGGCGATCTGGCCCCAATGATGGAGGCCGTGCAGCAAGCGGAGGCCGCGCTTGCCGGGATGGCTAAGACGTTAATTGCCTTGCGCTCTAATTACGCAGAAGGCAGCAAGGGCTACAAAGACATGACATCAGCCGCCGAACGGCTCATGGAAGTTCAGCGCGTTCTAGCTGTTGTCGAGGGCGTCATTGGTGTGCTACATCAGTTGAAATCAGGTGATCCGTACACAGCTCCGGCGCGGGCCGCAATGGCCGGCGTTATCGTGGCTGCACAGCTTGCATCTATTGGCATGTCAGCAGCAGCAGTCCCAGGATTTAGCAATAAAGGGGCGCAGCAAGCCGCTCAAGCTGGCGGCTCTACCGCAGCCGGCGGCGGCGTGTTTGGCGACTCATCCGCCAAATCCGAAAGCATCAGCAAGGCCATCGACATCGTGGCGCAAAACAGCACGGCGAACCTGTCTTACAGCGCCGGCATGTTGCGCTCACTGAAGAACATCGAACTGGCCCTGGCCGGAACTACCAATGCCATCATTCGCGGCGTCAAGCCGGCTGATGTGCAAGGGCTTGGTTACAAGAAGCTCGACCCGTTAGACATGCTGGGTATCGGCAAGTTGATCGGCTCAGGCGTCTACACCAAGATCACCAACTGGGGCATCAAGGCTTTACCGCAGCAGCTTGACCAGATATTGGCCAAGGGCTTCCAGGGCATGAACTGGACCGAAGTCACCAAGTCCACCAAGATTCTCGGTATCACCATTTCCAAGAGCGTCAAGAATATCTACAGCGCACTGGATACCGGAGTCACTGGCCAGATTACCCGGGTCATCCGTGGCATGGCCGATACCGTGCGCGAAGCGGGCAAGGCGTTCGGCATATCCGGCGATCAATTCAATTCCGCCATGAAAGGCTTTGTCGTCAATTTCGGCACCCTGGCAACCAAGGGACTGAAAGGCGATGAATTGCAGAAGGCCGTGGAGCAGGTATTCAGCAGCATGTCAGATGACATGGCGCAGCAGTTCCAGGCCAATTTCGATTTGCAGCTTGAGCCTTTCATGCGTGCCGGTCAGGGGATGTTTGAAACCCTTGTCATGGTCAGCAGCGGCATCAATACCGCCACAGGATTGCTGGCGCAATTCGGCATGGAGGCCATCAACTACAAGGACATCATCCAAAAACAGGGCGACGTTGCGGCTGAGATCGTCAGGCAATCCATCGTGGTCTTCGAGGGCGTGTCCTCCTCCATCGGCGCTTACATCGACCAAGCGGTCGGCGGCGCCGAGGAACTGATCAGCGTCTATCGTGACCTGCTGATTGTGGGTGATGTGGCGCAGGTGGTCGGGTTCAACATGAAAGACCTGACCAACTCGCTGATCGTTGTCAGCGGCGGCGTCTCGCAGTTCCTATCTAACCTGCAAACCTACCAGACCGAGATAGCCGGCCAGTCGGATTACCCGCGTCAAATCCTGACGCTGAACCGTGAATTCGGCAAGCTGGGCCTTGCCCTGCCGGACTCGAATCGCGGCTTCGTCAAACTGGTCAACAGCATCAACACATCGACAGAAGCAGGCCAGAAGCTCTACGCGCAAGTCCTATCGCTGGCCGATGCCTTCAGCAAGGCACAGCAGGAAGCGGCGAAACTGGAGGAACTCAGGGCCAAGTACCTGCCGATCGACAGCATGAAGGGCTACCGCGACCAGATTGAGCAAGTCGGTAAGGACTTCAAGGACATCATTGATGGCACCCTGGCGCGGATGCCGGGTGGCGGGCAGTTCATTCGCCGCAATGCGCGAATTGATTCCCTGAAGGACCGCATCAGTGACCGCTCCGACCAACGCGCTGAAATCCAGGAAGAGATTGACACGCTGGAAGCCAAGAACAAGCTGACGCAGAAAGAGCGGATGCGGCTGGCCACATTGCGCATGCAGCGCAAAGCCCTGAATGAAGAAATCAAGGGCTATGACGACCAAATCAAGGCTATCAACAAGGCGCTCGAAAAGAACCCCAACAACAAGAACCTGTTGGCTGAACGCGCCAAGCTGCTGGAAGAGCAGGGCGATGCGTTGATCAAGACCCTGGCCGACATTTGGGATTCTATGACCCAGGCCATCAATGCGGCCAAGGAAACGCTGAAGAGCATCCAGGACAGCATCTTTGAGTTGGCTGGCGGCGCGGGTGGCGAGTCGATCAAATACGGTATGGCGAATGCCAGAAGGATCACGGCTGAGTCTGCCTATAACGCCTATTCCGGCAATGACATCGAGCGGCTGAACACGCTGGCTGACGCCTATTACAAGGGCATCATGGATGAGTACAACGCGAAGATGGAGTTGATTGAGGCACCCAGGAAGACGCTAGAGAAAGAACGCGAACTGGCGCAAAAGGCGCATGATGAAAAGATTCAGGCGCTAGAGAAAGAGCTAGGCGTCGCTCGGGATTTGATGGATGCCGTCAAGGGCATTCAGGAATACGCCAAATCCTTGCGCCTGTCGTCAGGTTCCAGCCTGTCACCGAAACGGCTACTCGACGAAGCCCGCAAGCAGTACGAAGACACGCTCAGGAAGGCGCAGGGCGGCGACGTTCAGGCCATGCGGGACATTACCGGCGCATCGGATGCTTACCTCGACGCGGCGCGTAAATACTTCGGCTCAGGTGGCAAATACGGCCAAATATTCGATGGCATCGTCAGCGTCATGGATCAGCTTGGCATGATGCAAACCGGCGACGCGGATTCGATTCAGAGCCGCATCGACGCGCTGAACAAGGATCACGAAGTCTATCTCCGGTCGATTGACGACCAGATAGCCGCACTCAATATCGACCAGCAAATCAAGGATTTGCAAGCCGCTACCGTCGCCAAGCTGCAAGCCTTGGCCACTGATCTGGGGCCGCGTATTACTGCGGCGGAAGCCAAGGCCGCAGAGGATATGAAAACGCTGATTGAGGAAACGCTGAAGGCCAACGATTTCAACGACCGACAATTGAAGGCCATTGAGGAAATCGCCGATAGCATCGGCGTGGACGTGTCTGGGTCCATGCCGGTTCCGACTCCGGCCCTGCCATCGCCAACGGATAGCTGGGTGCAGGACATCTTTGATGCGTGGACCCAAGGCCAAACCGGCTACCAGAACCCGATCCCTGCTTTTGCTAATGGCGGCATGGCCAGCCCCGGCATGGCGCTGGTGGGCGAACGTGGCCCGGAATTGGTTCGCTTTAATGGGCCGGGTCAAGTCATGACCGCCGAGCAGACCAAGAAACTGCTATCCGGCGATAACGGCGAAACGGTTGCCGTGCTGCGCGAACTCAAGACCGAATTGAAAGCCCTTGTCACGACACAGAGCGGCGCGAATCCGCAACTGATTGAGCGGCTGGATAACATCGAACGGCGACTCGCGTACATGGAGCGCGACCAGAAATTGAAACCTGCATGAGGACGATATGAGTTCATTGACCGATTACGCAGAACAGCAAATTCTCGGGGCCATGTTCCGGGGCGGGTCCGTATCGTGGCCGGCTAACTGGTATGTGCGGCTGTACACCGTGGCACCTTTAGACGATGGCACGGGCGGGACTGAGGTATCAGCCGCCAGTTACGACCCGGTGGAAGTTGCCAACTCGGCTACCAATTTCTCCGATCCAGGTATCACGGGCGCTGTCTCAAACCTCATCACGATTGAGTTTCCAGCCATCGAGGAAGACTGGGGCGAGGTAAAAGGCGTGGCCCTAGCCGATGCGGCATCGGGCGGGAATCTATGGCTAGTCGGGGCTATCAGTCCGGCGAAGAATGTCACGCTAGGCCAAAGCCCATTGCAGTTTGCCGTGGGCGATCTAGTATTCACGCTGGATAACTGATTATGGCGCTGTCAATTACCTCAATCACGCCAAACTTTGGCCCGACGGCGGGGAATACGCCCATCACCATCGTCGGCACAGACTTTCATTCTGACCGTGTGGTTATGCTAGTTCATTGCGACGGCACTGACGGCAGTACGACGTTTACTGATGACTCCGGCTTTGGTAATGACCTAACTGCGATGGGCGATGCGCACATTGAAACCGATGATAAAAAATTTGGCACGGCATCGGCGTATTTTGACGGCACTGGCGACTACCTGATACTGGATAATCCAAATTCGGCATTGGGCGCGTTTGATTCAGATTTCACTCTGGAATGCTGGGTCCAGTGGAAAACGTTGCCTACAGGTGATGGCGGCGGCAACGAACGTCAAATAATGGGTCAGCACCAGTGGCCTGAAAGTTTGGCATCAGGGACTTGGTGGGGGTGGTTTGGAATAGCTTCTGGGATAGTTTTTTATGCAAGAAGCGGCGGCAGTTCAGCTAGCCTGGCAGGATCATGGGCTTGGGCTGCAAACATCTGGTATCACGTTGCTGTTGTCAAAAAAGGCTCAACGTTTAGCCTTTACGCAAACGGATCAAGAATTGCCGAAGATACGAATTTCACAAGATCAATCTTTGCCGATGACTCACGGGCCTTTACCATCGGCGCTGATGTTGATGGTAATTCAACGCAGTCACATGCCTATTTTGACGACATCCGTATCTGCAAGGATTTTGCAGCCTACGCAGGCGCATCATTCGATTTGCCGGATGCAGAGCATAAGTCGCAGGTTGCGCGAGTAACGATTGACGGCAACCAATGCACCAATGTAATCGTGCAAAGCACTACGGAAATCACAGCTAACACCCCGCCTGGAACTGTTGGCAGCAAGGATGTTGTATTGAGCATCTAGCATGGCCGATATAACCGCGCAAGACGGCTTCACCTATTACGAGGGGGATGAGAATAGCTGCATTGTCGTGGGAGGATTTGCCTACTATGACGATAACAGCTTCACTCTGGAAGAGGGCTATACCTACGTGGCACCAACAAGCAAGCCTAAATTCTTCACTTTCCTAATCGACTGATGGCGCAATACGGAATAGTTCCTTTTTACCCTGGCCAGCCTGACGGCGGCGAACTCATGTTGCTGCATGTGCTTACGCAAGCCGTCAAGTTCTCGGCGGGCCTGCCGGAAAGCAAGGCCGTGGCGGTAACAGCGGCGACGGCGGAAACCATCTTTTCCATCAAGCATGATGGAACCGAAGTGGCAACAGTGACCTTCGCGGCGGGCCAGTCGACCGGCACATTCACGGCGGCGGCGAGTTTCGTCATTCCGGTGGATGGCAAGTTCACTATCACGGCACCGGCTACCGCAGATGCGACACTGGCCGACATCGCGTTCACGGTTGTCGGACTGGTCGAAAACAACAAGCTGGCAGTCAGGTTCACGGCTGCGCCATCACTCGATGCGCGGTTAACCAACATTCCACGTTGCCGAGTCCGGATGCAGAAATTCACACGCTTTGTCGGGAGATTGAGCAATGCCTGACAAAATCTATTTAGTCGATCTGACCGCATACGATCCGGCGACCGATCAGGAAGTTGTCTGCCGGTTCAGTACGTATGGCTTTGACGCGGGCAATGGCATCTATTACGAGCCGCGCATCATCCAGCCGGGAACCCTGTCGCGCTCGATCAGCACCGGGCAGATAGGCGGGCGTCAGGCCGTCAGTTATGGCGAGATTTCCCTAGCCGCGATTGATGGCGGCATTGATTACCTTGCGGACTATTTTTTCGACGCACGGGAAGCGGTCTTGCGCGTGGGCCGAGTCGGGCAATCCTTCGATGAATTCGACATCATCATGCGGGCGCAGATGGAAGCCGTGAGCGTCGAGCGTGAGGTGGTATCCATTCGATTGCGCGACCGGGCCGTGACGCTGGAACGGCCATTCAGCACGGCCAAGTATGCCGGGACGAATGAATTGCCTGACGGCTTGGAAGGCACACCGGACGACATAAAAGACCGACAGAAGCCATTCATCGGCGGGCGTGTGGCGCTCATGGAACCCGTGCTGGTCAACACCAGCCAGCTTATATATCAGTGCCATCTGTACCGTGTCGATGCGGTTCTCAACGTATTCGACAGCGGCGTGTACATCAGCCGGGAGATTGACGACTACCGCAGCGTGGCCGAATTGCAGAATGACGACTTCGCGCCATTGGCCGGCTACTATCGCGTCTACTCCGGGCCGGAAGGGACATTTTTCAAGCTCGGGTCATCACCCTCCGGGGCTGTCTCATGCTCCGTGGTCGAATCCTGGACGCGGAACAGCGCGGCGGAACTGCTGCGACGCACCATCGAATACGCCAGCTATTTCTCTCCGACATCCACTGCGCCTAGCGACGCTTGGGACTGGCACCATTGGGATCTTCTTGCGCTGGACGAGGCGAATGCTGCGCCATTGGGAATCGTGCTTGAAGATGGCGAGACAACGGCCAATCTGCTGGACCGCATCTGCGAAAGCGTCGGCGCATTTTGGGGATTCGATGCGCTCGGAAAATTGCGCGTCGTGCGCATTGACGAACCAGCCGCCACACCGGATTTGACGTTGATGGGGCAGGAAATGACCGAAGCCGACCGGACACCCGAGGGGCAGATGCCTTTCTGGTCAGTCACGGTTCAGAGCGATAGGAATTACATCACCCAAGACAAGAACAGCATGGCCGGCATTGTGCCAGCGGCCCGCGGCGAGTGGTTCGCTTCTGAGTACCGCAAATCTAACGTGAGCGACGACACGATACGGACCACGCGGCTATTGGCGCAAGAGGGTGACTATACCTCGCTGCTAGCCGGCATCGGCCCGGCGCAAGTGGAGGCGCAAAGGCGGCTTGATCTGTTCTCAGTGCGTCGGGATGTCGGCACGATCACGGTTCCCGATCCTGGGCAGTATGGTGACTCGCTTGACCTTGGGAAGACCGTGCAAGTTGTGTTGCCGCGCCTCGGCTACAACACGGGCCGAAACATGATTGTGATTGGGATTCAGACCGACTGGGGCCGCGATCAGGCCATCGTAACTCTTTGGGGATAGGCTATGGCACTCGCACTCGGACACACCAACCTCATCAGCGCACTGGAAACCACCGTGGGCGGCTCGGGCTGGGATACTGACTATCCGGTAACGGAAGTTCAAAGCCGCTACCTGTTCAAGCGGGCCAAGTCCACCGGCAATTCAGCCACGATCACCATTGACCTGGGCGCGGCCTCTGAGGTGGGCGTAGTGGCGCTGTTGAGTCATACCCTATCAGCAGCGGCGACCGTGCGCGTACAGGGCGGCACGTTCGACAGCGGGGCCGATACGATCTATACCGGCACGGACTATGCGGTAGTCGTGCCTGATGAACCGGCGCAAGCGTGGACTATCACCATTGCCGACTCAGCGCCGTTTGAAGTCGGGCGGGTGTTCATCGGCGGAAAGTTCCAGCCGGCTACGTGCGTCAGTTGGGGATATAGCGACGGGCTGGAAACGACATCAAGCAGCGTTCAGGCATTAGGCGGGGCCGAGTATTTCGACATCCGCGCAGTCAGGCGAAATTGGTCGGGGACTTGGGAATGGTTGACTCAGGCCGAAGCCGACGAATTCAAAGCACTCATGCGGCGCTCTGACATATCCGGCGAGGTATTTTTCATGCGGGACATTGACGCAACCACCGGCCAGGGCGAAACATGGTGGCTTGGCAGGTTCAGGCAGTTATCGGCTATCGCGCATCCGTACCCGCTGGTGTATGGGGTGCCGGTCGAGGTGGTGGAGTTGCCTTGATGCCCTACTACACACAAGACAGTACCGGCGCATTCTGCAAATTCCTCCGCGATCCAGGCGCGGGCTACACCATCATTCCCGCCATGCCAGCCGGCGATGATAGGGCTAAGGCGGAATGGTGGCGTGAGCGGGATTTGACTACGGCGGATGCGCCCCTGGTGTCGTCGTGGCATCCGTCAGTGCCGGAATTGGAGGAGCCGGAATCGTGATGTTTTGTCCGTCGCCATTATCCGGGCTGGAGCGATTTCTAGCTGCGCCATAATCTGCGCCTCATAAAGCCAAGCCGCGCCAAACGTGGCTTGTAGGGCTGTAGGCATTCAGTCCAGCATGGGGGCCACGGCCACCGGGTTCCGGTCTATCCAGCGTCTATGCTGATGTTTTTCTTGTTTCATCCTGTTGCAATCTGCGCCTAGTTGCGCCATTTTAGCCTCTAGCTGCGCCAAAGTTACGCCACGAAGATGGCCATGGCGCAGCTACAACGGAGAGGCAACATGGCGACAATCACGAAACGCATCAATAAAGACGGCACAACATCATACCGGGTCGAGGTCCGCATCCATACCGGCAAGGACGTGGCGGCAAGGCGCTCAAAAACCTTTGCCAGCCACAAAGAGGCGACAGCCTGGGCCAAGCGCACTGAGGGCGCATTGACGCTGCAATCTGGCGCTGTCGAGGATATGAGCGTGGCAGAACTCATCAACCGTTTCCTCAAGCGACGGGCCGAACTCAAGCCGCCAGGGCGAACCATCGTCAAGGTGTTGGAAAGCATGGCGCGGCGGGAACGGTTCCGGCAAAGCTATCAGACTGTCAGCGTTAAATGGCTTCTGGATTTCGCCAGTGAGCGGCGCGGCGAAGGGGCAGGGCCGTCTACTTTCCTGATTGATTTCGGCGCTCTGGCTGGCGTGTTCCGCGATGCCAATGGGCTTCTTGGGTTGGCTGTGGATGATGCGGTATTCCGCGAAGCGCGGGTGATGCTGGTGCAACTGGGCTTGATTGCCAAACCGAAGCGGCGATCCAGACGACCGGAAGGCAACGAACTTGACCGGCTACTGGCGGCATTCAGGATTCGAGAACAGCATCATTCCAGCCTGTTGCCGATGGCGGACATGACGGAGTTTCTGGTCTATTCCTGCATGCGCCTGGGTGAGATGACCGGCTTGCTGTGGGCGGATGTCGACACCAAGCGGCGAACCGTCATCGTGCGCAATCGCAAGCATCCGACCGCGAAGCAAGGGAATGATGACGAGGTGGCGCTGTTGGGGCCGGCGTGGGAAATCCTGCAACGTCAGCCGCGCCTATCTGACCGGGTGTTTCCGTTTCGGTCCCGGTCAGTCAGTGCGGCATTTCAGCGGACGGTGGCGCAGTTGGGGGTTGTGGACTTGCGCCTGCATGATTTGCGCAGACATGGGATCAGTCGGTTGCTGGAGATGGGGTTTAGCCCTAGCGAGGTATCCATGCTGTCAGGACATAAGGACCTGGGCGTGTTCCACCGGCATTACACGAAGATCAGCGTGGAGCATCTTCACCAGAAGTACGAAAGCTGACGCTACCTATCAGCAACCTTCTGCAATGCGGCAATCATGATTTCTTCATATTGGGTCGGTGGCAAAAATTCCTTGGCAATATCAATAAATGCTTGAGCAACGCTCTCGGCTTGTTTCATTTTCATCTCTAGTTTTGCCAGAGCTATGGGTGTCGGTTCTCTGGTAGCAGCATGTTGCTGCTGCTTTTTTTCTTTCCTGCGTCTTGCAAGCTCGGTAAGAATGGCCTGATGTTGTCGGCCCTTACACTTTGCTGCAACTTGCGCCCTGATAAACCAATCTCCGTCTATTGGTTGTGTTTTCTTGTTTAGAATCGCGGCAGACAAATCGGCTTTGATTGTTTGGATTACCCGAACAATATCTTCGCAGACGGCTTGCAAATCTTCGTCACTGACTTGCGAGAAATCCATCACGCTGCCCTCTTCTTATCAATCATCGCCGCCAAATCCGCAATATGCACCAGCAACGGCGCTTTCTGGCTCTCTCGCAGCCGAAATGCCTTGAGCGGTAGCTTTCCCTCATTCCATTGCCGCGTCGCCTCCAGAAGCGTCAGGCCAAGGTACTCGGCGGCAACCTCTTTAAGAGGGACAGCTTCGCGCTCGTATCGCGCCCAGAGCATCAATTCAGTTTTCATCCTGCCATCCCTCAATCATCTGCTGCGTCCGGCGCAGTTCTAGCAATGCCTCGTCGGGCATACCGTTGTCGATGGCCTGATTCACAACGCGGATTTTCTCGATTAGGTAGGCCAGCTTTTCTGCGTCAGTCATCTATCTTCTCCGCAAGTAGTCGGTATTTTCCGTCTGGAAAAATGCGTATCGCTCTCAATCCAAATGGGTAGCCTTTTATTACCTCCACACGGCCACACTCAACCGGTTCCGGCTTCTCAAGCTCTGCGCAGATGGCTAAATAGGTCTGCTCCTCTTCGTACCCTCGAATAAAGCTCGCATTCAGCGCGTCACGTGCCCGCTGCAATAGTTCACGGTTCATTGATTTCTCCCGTGGCTTTGGCGATGGCGGCGCGGGCTTTTTCAGCAATAAATCCGGTAAAGTCGCCGTCGCTTTGATAGTGATTGGTTATGTTGTAATTTTCATAGTGGTCTAGGTACAGCCTCGCCAACTCCACCAACCCCTTCGCCCGCTCCCGCTCAGCTTGCTGCGCGGCTTGCCATGCTTGTCGCGCCAGACCGGCATCTAGCATGCGGTCAGAGTTGCGCTTTTGACTATCAAGCCACTCCTCGAAACTAAGCATCGTAATCAGCCCTCATTTTAGCGACCAGTTTCCGCAACCGCATAGCGACGTGATCCAGACTCATACTCCAGCACTAGGCCGTCTCGCCCGTAGGTTTTAGAGAAGTCACTCACACATCGCCCCTTCGGCCAATTTCAAAATTTTCTCAGGCTGAAACGAACGGTCCTTGTAAAACCAGTTCGCCTCTATCACTCCGACCTCAGCGCCTAAATACGTTGACGCCCCCGACCGACGATCCGGCGCAAGCTCTATCAGATAGCCTTCGTGCGCCGCGTCGTTGAAGGCAAAGTACGTCTGTCTCGACAGCTTGTATAACTGCCCAGTCCAGCCTTTGTCGTCATAGCTCAGGCAATCATCACCAGGCTTTCTGGCAATCGTGTGGCCGTGATATTTGCCGTCCTTGTCAATAACGAACCAGCTAAAACCCTGCATGGTTTGTCCTGAGTAGCTGTTGATTACAGGCCCGACGAAGGTACTACCAAGCACGGAATCGCCCGCTGGCGGGGGCGAGAGGGTGTGTAGGGCGGCGGCTAGGGTGAGTGCGGCTATCATAGTTCTACTCCTGGAATGCCGACCATAATAGTTGGTGGTGTTGGGATGTCCTGCCCGATTGGTTTCCATAAGTGCAGGCAGTAGGGATGGTTGTTAACGTATCTCGATTTGGCTGGATGGTATTGCAGGACAACATCCTCATCGTCCCAGAACATCTCCTTGATATCGCACATCTCGCGCCACGTTGGACAGCGATCTGGCAGGCTAACTGAAACGTGCTCCCACCCCATATCATCTGAAGCGATGCACCTGAATGTTTTTCGCTTGCGCGGAATGAAAAAGGCCCCATAATTCCCGGCATTAGGCGGCGTTCCGTATGGCCCTGACCTCACTCGATGCTCATTAGGCACATGGAAGGCCATAATCAGTCCTCGCACTCGCAATCACTGCACACGCATCCGTAGCTTTCACAGCGCCAGCAGAATCCACATACCTCGGACTGCGCCTTCAGGCTTTCCTTGGCATTGCGATACATGCGCATCGTTGATTCATCGTTGTCGGCTTTTGGCGCTGATCTGACAATTCGATCAGCTACGCTGATGTAAAGAGACACCTTGGAAAATAGGTCAGAAAGTCGCTTGAATTCGCCTTGAATCTGGCTGTTCCTCGATTCCAGCAGTTTCTCCAAGCGGTCAATCTTTGCCTGTTGCTCTGCAATAACGCGCTCCAGTGCTTCACTCATTGGACTCACCTTTTTCATCTTGCTGAAACGTGAAAACCTCAAGCTCGAAATCAAAGACATCGCCAGCATCGACCAGCCCGCTTATTTCAAGCTCGGCCTGCTGGCTTATCCTCCCACCTTTCTCAAGCATCTCATCCAGCTTCGCAAAGTCGGCCAGACGCATTTTTATGGTCTGCCGATACCTTATCTACTGCCTGCCCTCAACAAGCACATTCACAAAATCGTTTTCGCTCATGCTTATTCCTCCTCATTGATTTCAGCCCCCAGCATTTTGAGGGCGGTTCTTACCCGCTGGCGGGCTTGCAGGCAGGCAAACTCATTGCCGACCAGCGACGCTTGGCCCAGCAGATCCTCGGCCAGCAGCAACAGCGTCCTGGCCGATGCCTCGGTCACGGGCTGGTTGATCCTGGCCGACTGGAGCATGTCCTCCCGCGCCACAATCACCGTGACAGGCAGGCGCTTATCGATGGCGTCCACTACCATGTCGTTTATCTGGGTCAGCTGATTCAATATCTTGTTCATGACATATTCCCGTGAATGGCGACCAGCATGGCCATGTCCCTGGCGCTCAGCGTAATGCTCCTGGCGCTGGCCTTGCGATCCAGCTTGATGACCAGGGCGCCGCGGTAGGAATAGGCGCCGGCGATCGGGTTGGGGGTGTATGGCTTGCGTGGCTTGCGCGGCTTGCCACGACATTCCGCGTCGTGATTCACGACATTGGGTGTCGTGACGGTTCTGAGCGGATCCGGCATATCAATCTCAGCAGCGTCGCGCCCTGGCGCAATCTCACCCGGGTCACGTTCGACGGAATCGTCACCAGTCGGAACTTCACTGGTGACCATTTCCGCCGATCCGGAAAAATGGTCGCCAGCCTGGGCCTTGACGGCGCGCCACAGCCACAAGCCCTTGTCCGCGTCATAGGTGCTTTCGGCGCGGCCGTCCTTTTTCAATCGAGTCAGCGCGTTGCTAATGGATTTCGAATTGGTGATCCCCGGCACTTTCTGGCCCAGGCATTTCTTGAGCAGATGGCCCGATGTCATTTCGTGATGGCCGGAGAAGATTTGGTAAATGGATTCGGTGGTGGTCATGGTGTTGATCTTGATTGCCGTGATTCGGAATTTGGTTTTTGCTAATGGGTAATGGCCCGCTGAAGATCCATGTTCTGTTCTTGGTCCATGGCTCGCTTCGGAGGATTGTTTCGGCTATACGGGTTTGTCTCGCTATAATCGCGTGTTTCTGTTTGCTGCCCTTGGCTCGCTTGGGGATGATGTTTCTATTCAGACCTATTGGCTAAACCATTTACCCCTTCAGCTCAGCCTGCCTGCCTCGAATCAAATTCATCAGCGCCTCATCGGTCTTCTGCGCGGGTGAAAGATCGCCAATCAGCCTGGTCAAATCACTAATGCTCTGGCACTCGCCCAACGCCGCCCGCAAATCGGTGTATTGGTCGGGTTCGTCGGTGTCGGCCGGCTGGAGGATTTCGCCGGTTTCTTGATCGATGACGGTCTCTGCGGGCGTCTCAACCTCGGCAGGCCGCTCCGGCTCTGGTCTGGCGCTCTTGATGGGTTCTTGATCGACGACCTCATACGCGCCGGATGCGGTCGGCGTGGCGTCGTAAACGTCGTGCATTTCGTCGGCGGTTTGCAGGCCCATGGACAGTTCCGGGGCGATGGTGCGGACGAACCAGGACGCGGCGCGGTACTGGAGCATCTGCTGTGGCATGGATTGCCATTTCGAGCCATTGCGCCCGTACCAGCCTTCTTTCTTGGCAATGGCGATGGTGACGTCGGTGCCGGTCAGCTTTTCGCCCGTGGATAGCTCCGTGGCGGTGGCTCGGCAGCCCCAGCCATCGGTGCCGGGTTCGCCGAAGAATTCATAGCGCAGGGCGCTGAACTTGCCGCAGGTGTTGAACGTGGCAATCAGGAATTGACTCGACCAAGTAGGCCGGCCATGGACGATCACCAGGTTCTGCATGACCATCAAGGGATCGGCGCCGATGCGCTGGGCCATGTTGAGCGCGATGATGCAGTTTGAGAGATTGCCCTGATATTCCTTCGGGACCAGCGTCGAACTGGCCAGGCACTTGGCGGCACGCTGGGCGAGTTCGAAACCTTGCAATGTGGTGAGTCCGACCGAGACTTGCGGCAGGCTGGTGACGGATTGCGCTTCGCTGGGCATGGCGCGGAGGGCGGGTTGAGTGCGTGTGGTCATGGTGGTTCTCCTTGTTGGTTAGGCCGCAATCGGTTGCGCCAGGGCGGTGCGGTAGTCCAGCACCAGGCGGTTGAAGTCTTCGAGATCCTCGCGCAGGGCAGCGATGTAGTTGTCATCGCGCTCCACCCGCCAGCGGCTGAATGCGCGGCCGACACCATCGAGGGCGGGGCAGTAAATGCAGAAGTCCCACCAGGTGCGTTCCGTAATCCACAAGCCGCCCTGCACCTGATCCATCCATTCGCTGATGTCGTGGTAAAGGATGGCGTCACGGATGCGCTCGGGGCTGACCAAGCATTTGTACTCAGCGCCGCCGTCATGGCCGATCAGGCCATCTGCTGATGCGCCATAGGTGCCGCAATCGGTGGTGACAAAACCGCATGGCTGGACGTGGACGCCAGCATGCAGCTCGTGGGCGGCCCTGGCATCCGGCTCCAGTTCGATGCCGCGCTGCATCGCCCAGGTGATGAATCCCTCATCCATCGGCAAACCGCTGATGGATTCGACGGCAACGCGGAAGGCGTAGTCTTGAGCAGCCTTGCTGGGCTGACCCTTGTTGGGTCCGGTCTTCAGCTTTTCGCGGGCGGTCTTGAACATGCTGGCGGTAATGACGCCTGCCCTGGATTTAAACCAAAGCTCACTGCCCTGTTGGCAACTGTGAATAATCACGCACTACCTCTCTGCATTTCGCGCTTCATTTCCTCACGCCGCGCATTCAGGCGGCCGATGTAGATGGCCAGGTTGGCGGAATCGCGCAGAGCGGTGTCCAGCTCGTGGCTGATGACGTCATACCGCGCCTGCATGCGATGGTGATTCCATTTCTGTTTCAGGTGTTCAAGCCAGCGGTGCATTACGGATCCTCCGGCGTGTCGTCGTGGTCGATCGGGCCGATGTCCGCCCAGTCCTCCAGCAGACTGAAGAACCAGATGGCGGCAGCGGCGGCAATGGCAATCCAGGCGATGGTCTCAAGCACGTTTCAGCCTCTCTCTCAGGGTTAATATTTCCAGCGCCATCTTGCGGCGCCAAAGTTGCTCGTTCTCAGATTTGAACTCGGCGGCCGTGGCGTCCACCGTCGCCATGAAGGCGATAAGGTCACGCTGGGCATCGAATACGGCGCGATCAGTCGGGTTGATGATGGGTTGTGCGCTCATTCGTTTGGCTCGCTGGTGTTTTCGGTTTTGTATTGCTGCCAGGCCGCATCAACGGCTTTTATTAGGTCGGCTTTTGCTTCCTCGGCTTTGCCGAACTGCAAGGCCCACATGATTTCCTCGACGGCATCGGCTCCGAGCTTGTCGATATAGGTTTCGTCGCATTCCCACTTATCGCGGGCAAGGTCTTCGGAGTCGTCATAGCGCGGGTCTGACGGGTGGCCGGTGTAGGGGCCATAGTCAGCATCAAAGCTCATTCCCAAGCTCCCGCCATACCGAGGATGGCGTAGGCCAACAGCCAGCCAATGGCAAGGTGGGTTATTACACTCAGCAAGAATTCATTGAAGCTGATGACTCGGCGCGGCCGGTAAGGGCCTTCGATCTCGGGGCGTGTGTTCATGATGTTCCTCCTCGTTAAGCGCCGCCCGTCCTTTTCCTACGGCTTTCCACAATCAACCAACTACAGGCCCTTGTTCGTCCGTGGCTGGCCTGGGCAGCGGGGCGGCTTGGGGAGGATTAAACAGCATGTGTACAGTGCAAGTCAACACCATGTGTAAATTTTTTTTCACGCGCCCACAAAAAAGCCGCCCGAAGGCGGCTTGATTGCCCGAATGGGCTGCGGGTGGGAAAATTCAACCCCTCTATTTCATGGGTGCGGTGTCATGTTCGATCTACAGCAATTTGAGGGCGAGTCACAACAGAACGGCATCCGCTACTGGATTGCTCATGACTTCATGTCGCGTCTTGGCTATGAAAGCTGGCAAAGTTTCAAGACGGTTATTCAGCGAGCCATGAGTAACTGCCTGGCGCTTGGCATCGACACGGATGAGGTGTTCATTCCTTGTGAGCATCAGGGCGTTCGTTCCTACAAGCTCACGCGCTTCGCCTGTTTCCTCATTGCCATGCAGGCAGATGGCAAGAAGCCTGAGGTGGCGCAAGCCCAGATCGCCCTGGCCGCTATCGCCGAAGCTCTGATCGAGGAAAAACTGAATGAGACGGGCCTGGTCCGCATTGAGGAACGGGGAAAACTGACTCAAGCGGAAAAATTCTTGAGCGGTGTTGCTCATCAGGCCGGCATACAGTCGCATCAATTTGGTATTTTCAAAGACTCTGGAATTCGCGGCATGTACAACATGTCACTGCAAGAGCTGAATGCCTATAAGGGCGTTGACGGCAAGAAGCCTTTGTACGATTTCATGGGCATCACGGAGATGGCCGCCAACACATTTCGCCTAACGCAGACCGCCGAGCGCATAAAGAATCAAGGCGTCACTGGCTTGAATTCCTCTGCCGCCACGGCTAAGGAAGTCGGCCAGGAAGTCCGGGACGTCATGCTGAAATCATCAGGCACCGCCCCCGAGGATTTGCCATTGGAAGGCGATATTGCCTCTGTCAAAAAGCAGATCAAATCCGCCAACAAGCACATGAGGAAATTGGATGGCGCCAAAAAACCGAAGCCCTGATTGACGCAAAAAAGCCGCCCGAAGGCGGCTAGTTTGGGCGCGGTAAACGCTTACCCGATCTTGCGTTCTCGGTCGGCGTCCTCGATCTTGATGCGATCCCGTTGGGCTGATGCCGCTTCCCGCGCCATTTGCTTGAGTTCGCAGTCCGCAAATCGTGCCAACACCTGGCGCATCAGGGTTTGGTAGCGCAGACCTTGGGTGTCGGCAATGAATTTGAAGTCGTCAATCAGATGGTTGGGCAAACGGATAGAGATCATCTGCAGGCCAACGGCGGCGCTGATGGACTCCGCTTCTGCGGGTGTCACGGGCGCCGGTTTGGCGTGGGCTATGTCGCGGCCAAATTCGCCGGTGTCCCAGCGGTCATCCGCCTCCACACGCCTAATCAAATCCTCTGTGCTCATAGTTCCCTCGCATGTGTCCGATAAACCCACCGCTCTTCGGCGTTCGGGTCATAGGCTGTTTTTAGAATAATCGCCCCGTCTGGATCCTGAACAAACACCACTTTCAGCAATCGGCCGACGAACGTGTCCGCTATGAACCAGAGCGTTGGCGGGTCGGTGCGGTTCTGTTCGCGGTCATCAATCAAAAATGACTTTTCGCGGGTGGCAAAGCACTCAATGACCTCGCCCAAGCTGACGGGCGGCGTCTTGTTGGCTAACTTGGTGACAATGCGCGGTGATGCTCTCAGGTTCATCCCGGCATTGTATATACAAACCCGGTTATTGTGAACGGCGGGGCATCACATCATCCCCGACTTGTGGATGATCCTGCCGATGATCTCGATATGAGTCATCTATGCGACGGCAGCGTCTCCGTATTTGTAGGTTAGGGCGTCAACATTGGCAAAAGTCTCCTGGCCACGAGACTCCAGCTTATCCAACAAGCCCGTCTTGATAACCAGTTTCAACACTAAAGCTACTGGAAATAGCAGCGGAGAGATGTGCGCCACATGGCTCATCATGGCCGCGTGCATGGACCTCTCGCAGCCGCGCAAAAGTTTGATCTGTTCGGATGATAACCCTTGATAGGCTTTTGCTCGCCTACGCTCATAATCTGCCCGAATAGATGGCATGTCATCCCCGATAAACAGACGCGACATCAGCAGTTGCGTCATCGAAAGCTGATGAGCAAACCGAATGCTGCCGTTGAGCGTTTTGCGAGTCATCAGATAAGCCGGGTGATCGAAAGCGATCTCACCCCGCGATGCCGCCAGGAATAGGTCATTGCGAACCACAAACAGACGATGGCGCAGGACATCGACACGGTGGTTGCGGTACAGGAAGAAGTACATCCACCACAGAAAACCAACGCACATCCATAGGATGAGCATGGCTGTCACAGTAAACATGGCCGTCAATCTCCCGGATTGGTGGAACCGTCTTTGCTGATGCCGCTGCTGGTGCGGTTTACATCCAACAGGGCCTCCAGCTTGGTGGTGTAGGTTGTCAGCGCGGCAATCGTCTCTCGTTTCGACTGAAGCTGCGCATACCCATACGCCACACCTGCCAGGGCGGCAGCAAAGCATAACCCAGCCAACCAGTATGGCCAATCGGGCGCCTCACAAACCTGAAGGTTGGCGGACAGGTCTATCTTGGCATTGGTATCGCGGCCCGCCAGGGTATCGATCGACAAGTAAAAGCAGACCGCAATGCCAAGCACTGAGCCATAAACAACAATCTTTTCAACGATACCGCCGACAATTTCCCAAACCTTGAACCGGGACTGATCTGCATTTCGATGGCGAGGTTTCTTGCTCATACCCCGCCGCGCCTTACTTTCCGCCGATGCTCGACCACCACGCCAATAATCTCGATAGGCGTCAGGTCCGAGCGCAGCTTTGGATAGTTCTCGTTGAGCGGGACCAGCTCGAAGTAGTCCTCGCCCTTGTCGTTCATGCCGCGAGGCCGGTATTGCTTGAAAGTGGCCTCGAACTTGTGATTCCTGGCCACGACGTAATCGCCCGGTGACGGGCTCACATCCGGGTTGATGAAGATGACATCACCAGTCCGGTAGTCCGGCAACATCGAGTCGCCGTCCACCGTCAGGGCAAAGCCGTGCGCTCCGACATCCTCAAACGCCGTGTCGTAGTCTGGCGCCCCGCCCATTAGGTAATCGTCGACGATCTCCCGCCAATTGCCAGCCGGCACGGTGGAAAGCAGTGGGACACGGGTGCCGCGCCCCGGCTGTACGAGTGTCGCATTGGCAAAACCAGACAGCGCCACCGGCTCATCACGCATCGGGCCTTCGCCGGTTTGGAGCCATTCCACTCGGCAGCCGATGATTGGGGCCGAGTTGAGCAATCCTTCCTTTGATACGCCTCGACTTTTCCAGTTAGTCAGTTTTTGCGGCGTGACCTCATAACCGCCACGGGTTAGCCCAACAGCCACTTCTGACGGGGTTTCCCATCCTTGCAGTTGTTCTGCCGCAATCAACAATCTGTCGTAAGCGCTTGCCATGCGTGGATTGTCCGACAGGTAAACATCTTGTTGATACACGCTGTGATTGCATTGCGTAAACATGGTGTGTAAGATTGTTTCCATGAACGGTCTAACCAAAGCCATCGAAAAAGCAGGGGGGCAAAGCGCTCTTGCTTCTCATCTTGGGATTTCGACCCAAGTCGTCCACAACTGGACACGTCGCGGCAATGTCCCGCCCGAATACGCGCCTGTCATTGAAGATGATTTTGGCGTTCCAGCTAGCGAACTTTGCCCGGCTGTCCCATGGGATCGCATCCGCAACCCCAAGCGGGACGCCGCATGAGTACCTTGCCTACCTCGCTGTCGAGCATCGCTCCGGCGGGGCTTTTTTATTCGTATCCCGCCCTGGCAGACGGCGGCAATCGTCTGCTCTCGAGTGATCTTCCTCTTATCGCCCGGTGCGTCTCGCATGAGCGCCGGGATTTTTTTGTGTAACGAAAAAGAGCCTTCGAGGGCCGCCACATGATGAGTGCCAACATGGCCATTGAGCCTTTGGACATCGAACAAAAGACCCGCCTGACGCTGACTCAGCATCTGGCGTTCAAGCAAGCCTGCTCCGAGATCGGCATCAAACAAGCCGATGTGCAGCGGGCACTGATTCTGCGATTCATCCGGGATCATCACCATGACAAATCTTTGCAGACCGTGGGCCTGCAAGCCACGTCCGCGCTGGGCACGGAGTAGCCACGATGAAGTTCTGCTCTGACTGCCAGCAAGACAAGCCGCTGACGGACTTTTGCTTCAAGGTCGACAAGCGGACAGGCAGGAGGACGCCTTATAGCTACTGCAAGGCCTGCGACGCCAAACGCAAAGCCGCGTGGTATGCGAAGCAGCGCGAGGCAAAAGCCATCGATCAATACCGGCCGCTGTTCATGAACCAACCGTGCTCCGGCTGCTACCGGGCGGCGCGGTGCGTTTCAGATCCGATCGAGTGCGCGGCCTTCAACGAGTGGGCCGAACGCGGCAGTTATACCCCGGCTTTTGTCGGGATGGTCACCCGCGGGGCATCAGCATGAGCTACCACGGTGTCCCAGTGCCTGATTCCGTCTTTGCCGCCGAAGTGAAGCGGTTCCAGCGCCTGTACCCGGCGAAAACCACCTGGGACATCGCCGAGCATTTCCGTATGGGCAGTCCGACCGGCATCAAGGTGATTCAGGAGATTTTGAGTTCCCCCGACATGCGCCGGTATCGCTCGGGTATCGAGGTCGGCGGGCCGGTGAAGGGCCGGGGCTATGCGCGAAGGGCAGTGGGGTGAGCAAAACGAACACACCACGCATCGTGCGGCAGGCACTTGAAGCCGCCCGCCACGAATTGACCACGCTGCACGGCCTGATGGCTACCGATCGGCCCGACTTGTGGGACCAAGACCTGGCTTGGGACATTGATACCCGCAAGACGCTGGCTTTGCTGAATGCGGCGCTTAACGCACTTGCCGGAAGCGATAGCGGTGCTTGATATGGCGCTCAAAGTACGAGCCCTTGGACGTGGCAAACAACAGGCCGGTATGCGTAGCTTCAGGGACGTTGGCGTATTGGTACACCCCGCCGTCAATGAACTGGATTTCCAGCGTGGCGCTATCGGGATCGTACCCGACCGACTTGATGTTGCTGGATCGCACGGAAACTCTATCCATGGGGCATCTCCCGGGGTCTGTGTTGTAGGAATTCACAGTGTAAACCCGGGCAAGGGCCCCACCCATTTGCCACGCGCCGCCATTTCGGGCTATGCTGTCCCCGCAGTCCCTCATTGGACTGCCGGGAATAGCAGCCCGAATCGGAGCGGTCAAAAGCCGCGCATGTTCTTGTCAGCGGCTTTTTTGCGCTTAGGTGCCCGAGTTATGGGCGTCCGGGCGGGGAGGTCGCAAGACCTGCCGGTGCTCCATCGGTCTGCTAACCCCGTTTCGGTCGCCCACCCGTTTAGCAGCGGGTTGGCGGTTACATACCGCAACTGGAGCATCGCCATGAGCAGCAACACGCCTGCAATCCGTCCGCACGTTGAAATCGTCAACGGTCAGCTCGTCACCAATTCCTTCAAGATCGCCGAGCATTTCGGGAAGATTCACCGGGATGTCGTCCGCGCAATCGATGACCTCGATTGCTCACCTGAATTTCGTGTGCGCAATTTTGCGCAATCATCAGCCGATGTCCCCATGCCGCGTGGCGGCGTCCGCCAGATCAAGGCGTACTCGATCACCCGCGACGGTTTCACCTTCCTCGCCATGGGCTTCACCGGCTCCAAGGCGGCGCAATGGAAGGAAGCCTATATCGAGGCGTTCAACCGCATGGAAGCGGCGCTCAGGGGGCCAACCAACCCGCTCGCCACACTTACCACCGGCCGCCTGCTGATCCGTTTCGACGGCAACGGCGGCTATACCTCGAAACCCGTCCCCAACGACGCCTACGTGCTGTCTCTCGACGAGATCGTGCGCGCCGTCGCCTGCCCGAATGATTTGCCCTTCAGCACCGCGCAACTCGCCGCGGTCATCCAGGGCGCGTCGCAACGGCTGGGACGGATTCTGGATTGCCGGGTGAGGGCGCAGTGACCTTGGCAAACGCCAAACAAGCAAAAGCCGGGGTGGAGGCCCCGGCTCTCTATCACGCATCAGCTTCAGGAGCGCTGACGATGACTAGCAACATTATAGACAAATCCTTGTTTTTTCGCAGAAGGGCAAAGCCGACAGAGGCCGAAAACTACGATCGGTATACCTATCTGCTTGAGGAGCTAATTAGTCTTTTGCAGGAGTTCATGGCATCGAAGGAGTACACACCAGAGCAGCGCGTCAGGATCATGACCCATGTTTTTGATTACGCCTGTTGCGAAATCAAGGTGAAGAAGGGTCTGGATTAACGCCATGAACTACTACCCATTCCATGTTGGCGATTACATCGCGCACACGGCCCACCTGGACCCGCTCGAAGACATCGCATATCGCCGAATGCTTGACCTGTATTACATGCAGGAGCAGTCATTACCGAATGAGCCGGCCAAGGTGGCAAGGCTCATCCGGATGCGCGAGTACGTGGAAGTGGTGGCCACGATATTGGAAGAGTTCTTCAATGAAACTGACGAAGGCTGGCGTCATGATCGGTGTGATGCTGAACTGGCCAAGATCAGCGAAAAGTCGCAAAAAGCCAAGGAATCCGCCGCCGCCAGCGTAAAAGCAAGACTGGAGAAACGCACATCAAACGAACGCTCAACGAACGCTGAGCGAACGCTTAGCGAAGATTCAACGAACGCTGAGCTACCCAACACCCAAGACCCAATACCCAAACTTGAGTGTGGGGATACCCCCCTTACCCCCCAACCGGACCCGGCTGAGTCGCAAGCGCATCGTCGTGGGCAGTTAGCTGCCCTGCTGCGGGAACGTGGCGTTGACATCACGCCGGCCCACCCGGATTTGTGCCAGTGGGTGGCTTCCGGACTCACCGATGCTGAAGCGCAAGAAGCCGTTGCCAGGGCGCGCCTGTACAAACCTCCCCCTGAGAAGATCCCGGCCAATTACCTTGCACCCATCGTCCCCAAGGTCATCGCGGATCGGGATGCGCCATCAGGGCCGTTGCCGCGTGCATCACCATCGCGAAAGACTAGTGGCGGCTACAAAACCGTCGAGCAGCAAAACCGGGAGGCCGCTGAACGGGCAAAAGCCGTGCTGTTTGGCGACAAGAGCAGCGTGATTGAAGGCGAGGTGATACGTGATCGAGCATGACTTCGAGGCATTTGCCGATGCGTTTGGCGCGGCTTGGGATTTCCACAAACCGCTGTCGGCTAGGGCTCTAGCCAAGGCTTTCCATGTGCTGGCTGGATACCCGTTACCGCTGGTGCTGGCCGCCATCGATGCGCATTGCGCGGATCGGCAGCGTGGACAGTTTCCGCCCAAGCCGGCCGACATCATCGATCAGATCGAGCGCCGTAACCCTGCCCATCATCGACCTGGACCGGATGAGGCATGGATGCGGACGCCCTGCGAGGAATTGAGCTACTGGGCCACGGACGAAATGCTTGGCGCATGGGCCGTCGTATCCGAGGAAATGAACTCGGCCAAACCCGATAGGGTAGCGGCGCACATGGCGTTCAAGGACACATACAACCGCATGGTGGATGAGGCAAAAATCCAAGGGCGCCCAGTCCATTGGAATCTGGTGCGCGGGACCAGGAAAGACAATCTGGAGGACACCATTCGTGACGGATTGCGCCTTGGGTACATTCAGCCTGACGAAGCGCAATACCTGCTGACGACTGAATGTGAAAGCGCTAAGCCGGTAACTTTGCAACCACTGATCGAGGGCGCGGTTGCTTCCGGCAACGAATACGCCTTGCGTAATCTTGCCGGCATCAAGGCCATGCTGACCACGCCATCTCCCACCTACGACCTCGACGCCATTCGCGCTGAGTGCGAGGCCAAGGACCGCGAGCGTGAGCAACAGGGCAGGGACGCGGCATGAGTCACTTGAGCGAATCCGAGATCCATGCGGCGCGGGAATGGGCCAGCGGCGTGTTTGGCTGCACCTGCCAAACCGAGTACGACGGCAACCGCTACGTCGTGACACGCCATACCTGCCCAGCCTGCCAGACATGGAATCGCAAACTGAGCGATGCAGGGGTCAACAGCGAGCCAAAGCCGCTGCCACAACGCGCCTCCTACCGTCGCAAGTGGCGGAGGGCGGCCTGACCAATGTCATCGACATCACGGAGCAGCTCCAATGCCACGACTGCCAAGCCAAAAACCCATACCGCTATTCCTGGGGCCGTGTTTGCTGCCGTGTACGTTTCCTCCTGGGTCAACCGAATCGTGAAGCGCGCCAGGGCTGGGTCGATCGCTGGCGCAAGCAGGGCGACGCTGATTTGGTGGCGCAGGTAATTCAACGACTGAAAGAGATCAAGCCATGAGCGAAACAACGATCAATCTCACGGAACTGGAAAAGCATTTGCCGGAACTGGAAGCGCTGTGGCAGGACAAGGATGACGCCACCTTGCAGTATGCAGCTGGCATCGATGCGGTCAGCGAGGAGTGCGGCATCGACAAGAAAGTCCTGCGCAAGCTGGTCACGGCCCGTAAGAAGGACAAGACCCAGGAGGCCCTTGAGGAATCGCAGGAGTTGGCCGATGTGATTGCGGCGTTGGGCGGCTGATGAGTAACACCACCGAAAAATGGGAAGAGGACGCCGAGTGGTTGCGCCGGAACTTTCCCTTGCGCGCCAGCGAGGACGACGTGGATGCGTTCTGTGAGCGCGTGGCGATCAAGACCGCCAACGGCATGGGCGAGGCATCGGCGCGATTTTCGGCGTTGGCGGAGATGAGGGCGCGGCATGAGCGATAAACCGCTGGTGATCGGTATTGATCCCGGACTGCACGGCGCCATTGCCGTCCACAACGGCCAGCGCATCGTTTACCTGGTCGACATGCCGACTGTGCAGTTTTCGAACGCGCGCATCAAGCATCGAGTGGATGGTGCGCTGCTGGCGCAATTGCTGGAGCCTTACGCAAATGATTGCCGGCTGGCAGTCGTTGAGCGTGTGGCTGCAAGACCAGGAGAGGCTGCCAGCGGCGCATTCTGCTTTGGATTCACGTCAGGGTGCATCCTCGGCGTGCTTGGCGCTCTGCGCGTCCCTGTGACGCTTCCTATGCCCGTGACATGGAAGCGCGCCATGAAGCTGGGCAAGGACAAAAACCTAAGCCGCGCCCGGGCTATCGAGATGTTCCCGGACATGGCAACCATGCTCGGCCGCATCAAGGATCACGATCGAGCCGAGGCCATCTTGTTGGCGGCTTACGGCGTACACCATCACTGAGAAAACATGAAAAACCTGAATCGCTGGCAAGGCATTGGCCGATTGGGCCGTGACCCAGAATCTAAATCAACCCCGGGCGGCCAGACCGTCGTCAACTTCTCCATGGCTTGTCAGGACGATTACAAGGACCAGCAGGGCCAGAAGGTCGAGCGCACCGAATGGATCCGCGTCGTCATGTGGGGCAAGGGCGCCGAAGTATTCGCCCAGTACGCCACCAAAGGCAGCAAGGTCTACGTCGAGGGAAAACTGACCACGCGCAAGTGGCAGGACAAGGACGGCAAGGACCAGTACACCACCGAGGTCAATGCCAGTAATTTCGAGTTCCTTGGCGGCAAGAATGATGGCAGCGAGCCGGCCCAGCAAAAGCCGCAAGCAGCGAAAAATTACACCAACGAGCAGGGCCAGCCTTCCGTTGATTTTGACGACGATATCCCTTTCTGATGCAACACCTGGCTGAACTCAGACCAACCTGGCGGCGCATCGACCAGATACCGCCGCCGAAGAATTGCAAGCTGCTATTTCGCAGTTTGTATGGCGGCGTCTGCGTTGGTGTCTGGTACCCGGAATCCGGATGGGACTTCTGGGCGCCGCTGCCAAAGCACACTGACGAAGACAAAGCCTGGATCAAATCTCAATCGAACAGCACTGGCCGCTATGCGGATGGCAAACCATTTCAACAGGAGGATTGATGGACGCGCAGTTATACCAACAGAAAGCCATAGTCACGGCGAAACAATTATCAAGACGTGATGCGCTGATTCATTTTGCTTTGCTGGTCACCAGCGAGGCCGGAGAGGCCGCTGATGCCATCAAGAAGCATGTGGTCTATGACAAGCCGCTGGATGACGCCAACCTGCGCGAGGAAGCCGGAGATTTGCTGTGGGCTGTCGCATACCTTTGTGAAACCAAAGGCTGGAGCATGGGCGACATCATGGAAGAAAACATTCAGAAATTGCGGCGCCGTTATCACCAGGGCGGCTATTCAGACCAGCAGGCGCAGGCGAGGGCGGATAAGCATGGTTAAAGCTCAACCAAACGTAGGCCGAGATTATCGAAACGATGATCCTAATATCACCGTTACACCGTTTGGGAGAATGCCAAAAACAGGAATGCGCTACTGCGAACGCTGTAAAACATGTCAACCACATCACGGAACTCGCGCAATCAAACCGTGGGTGTGCGTAAGTTGTAAGCCAAGATTGGTGAGTAAATGAGTGAAATCACCGCACCCTACATCCTGCAAACCGCACTCGACGCACTCAGCCAACGGGCCGCAATCCGTGACCAGCCAACAGGCGAGAGGTCAGCAGGCAGAGCAGCAGCCATTCTCGAAGCGTGGACAGGCAGGCAGTGGGTTGAAGAGGATGTGTGGCGATGTTTGATGGCGGTGAAGATGGCAAGGGAACAGCAGGGTGCGTTTCACGTTGACGATTTGCTGGACCTTTCAGCTTATTGCGCCTTGCTGTGTGAGACGAGAGCGCGGGTTGAGTGCGAGTGATGGCAAGGACCGTGCCAACTTGGGTCCTTCTATACGAC